TGAAGGACTACTTGAATATCACGAATAACGGCGGTATAGCGGTTCTTGATAACGCTTCGGATTATATCCCACTGGATAATAAGCCCTACGCGATCGACGAAAAGCAAATGCAGGCCGTTAAAACAAAAATCTATGATTATTTGGGCGTTTCGGAAGCGATCGTAAACAGCGGCTATGACGAAAACCAATGGGCGGCATTTTACGAAAGTACAATAGAGCCGCTGGCGCTGCAATTAAGCCTTGAATTTACGCGAAAACTGTTCAACGATCGGGAACGTGCCTTCGGCAATTCGATTTACTTTGAGAGCGGGCGGCTTAAATTCAGCAGCAACGCAACAAAGGTAAATTTGATCCGCGAGCTTATGCCAATGGGCTTGCTTACGGTAAATCAAGCGCTGGAAATTCTCAACCTTCCGAGCGTAGCGGGCGGCGATCGGCGCATTCAATCGCTTAACTATGTGGACGCTGACAAGGCGGAGGAATACCAGCTTGCAAGAGCTAAAGCGCCGCGCGCCCTTGCTGCTTCTTCGGAGGCGGGAAAGGAGGGCGCGGAAGATGAAGGATAAATATATTTTGGTTATGCTAATGGGAACAAAAGACAGCGAAGCGGACACGTTCCCCCACATTCCGCTATATGCAAAAGCGGGAGACGTTGCTGATATTCCCAGCTTTCAACGGCAGGACATAAGCGGCATAGAGGAAACGCCGGAAGAGGATTACATATCAGCCGGAATTATGGCGGTATTCGATCCGGATACAAACACCTTCAAACCAATACAGCTTTACGCCTTGTTTACAGAATGGCTTGACCTAACAATTATTGCAAGTGAGCATATCACAGGCACAGAAACGGAGGAACGCCGAAATGAAGGAAATTAGAGTATGCGAAATAAGGGCAGGCGCGGCGGCAGGCGCGCAAAAAGCCTTTAGATTAGAGGGAAGGCCGATTGTTTACGATCAGCCGACCAAGATAAACGATCCGGCAGGAACGTATATCGAAGTTATCCGAGCGGGCGCGCTGGATCATGCGGACTTATCCGACGCGAGATTGTTTTATAATCACGATCTAAACAAAGTGCCGCTTGCGAGGACACCAAAAACAATGCAACTTACACTTGACGCGGCAGGGTTAAGCATGGTTGCAGATTTGCCGGACACCGAGGAAGCGCGAAGCGTCTATACGGCAGTACAGCGCGGCGATCTTTCGGGAATGTCCTTCGCTTTCAAAGTGCCGGAGGGCGGCGACAGTTACGACGCAGCGACGAATACACGCACGATCTTCAAGATTGAAAAAGTGTATGAAATCAGCGTTGTTCCTTTTCCTGCATATCCGCAAACAAGCGTTGAAGCGCGATCCGCTATCAGCGCGCGGGCAGCTTCGGAGCGAAAGCGGGCGGAGGCCATTATTAAGGCAAACAAAATCTTGATGAAAGAGGTTTAACAGCTATGAGCGAACAGGAAAAGAGCGTTACCGAGGCGGCGGAACAGAAGCAGACCGCGCCAAAGAAAGAGCGCCCGCGCAGTATCCTTGATCGACTTTATACCCAGCTTGATATTTTGGAGCGGGAGCAGGCGAAGATTGCTTCCGGATACGAAGGAAGTCAAAATCCGCGCGCCGCAAGAACAGAATATCTTGCATTTGCAAAGCAGATCAACGACACAGCACAAACGATTATCAATATCAAACGAGGAGGAAAATAAACATGAAATTTAAGACTATTGCAGAGGCTTTCAACCATTACCGTACCGCCAGCGTTGAGGAAATCGAGCGCCGCGCGGCTGAAATCAAGGGCATTATTTCCACCGACGCAAGCGCCGACGTGGACGCGCTGAACATCGAGCTTGAAGGGCTGGCACAGGCAAAAGAAAACGTACAGAGCCGCGCCGCCGCACATGGCGGGCAGCACAGCGGCTTTAATCCGATCGCAGGCGCGGGCATGAGCTTTGAGCGCCGCGCGAGCTATGAGGCGACCGAAGGCGACGTACTGAACAGCGCGGAATATCGAAGCGCCTTTATGAAACGTCTGCTGGGGCGCAAGCTGAACACCTTTGAGGAAGCGGCCTTTAACCGCGCCATGAGCGAACAGCGCGCCGACGCTTACGCGACTTCCGCAAACGCGGCGGCGGTTCTTCCTACTCAGACGCTTAACGAAGTTATCAGCAAGGCGCGCGCAATGGGCGGTATTATGAGCGTATGCCGTAGCTTTAACGTGCCTTCCAAGATCGCTATTCCCGTAGGCACTCCGCTTGACGCTGCAAGCTGGCACGGAGAGGGCGAAACCGTAGAAAGCGGCGTGCCTTCCGTTGCTGCTATCACCTTTGATGGCTTCGAGATTATGAAGGTGCTTTCTATCAGCGTGAAAGTGCAGAGTATGAGCATTGCAGCTTTTGAAAGCTATCTTGTTGAAGAGCTTACAAATTGCGTTATGGCCTGCATTGCAAACGGCCTTGTAAACGGTACAGGCACTTCACAGGGTACGGGCATTCTGTCCGGTGTTACTTGGGGCGATACAAACGCCTTCACCTTTGACGCAGCCAGCGGCCTTGCGTATGCCGACGTTGTAAAGACCGTTGCCGCCTTGAAGCGCGGTTATTCTAACGGCGCTTGCTGGGCTATGAACAATGCGGCGCTTTATAATCTGTTCTATGGCATGGTTGACGGCAACAAGCGCCCGATCTTCATTGCCGATCCGAAGGCGGAAAATATCGGTAAAATTTTGGGCTTCCCCGTTGTGGTTGATGATTACATTCCAGACAATACCGTTATTTTCGGAAACTTCAACTACATGGGCTATAATCTGCCCGAGGGTATCACGATTGAGGCTTCCCGCGAAAGCAGCTTCAAGAGCGGGCGCATTGATTACCGCGCTATGGCGGTTGCAGATTGCAAGCCCATTGTTTCCGAGGCGTTTATTAAGCTCTCTGCTTCTGTCTAATAGGGAGCGGGTACAATGCTTACTTTAGAGCAAGCCCGCGAAGCTCTACGGCTGGACGGCGCGGACAATGACGATATTATATCGGGATTGATGGCGGCTATTCCGGATTATATAGAGCTTTGCACGGGCGTAACAGCGGAGAAACAGGCAAACGAGCCGCTGGCGGATACTGCAAGCAAATTTATTCTGATTTTGTGGTATCACGCGGAGCGGGTGGACGCTGACAAGGTGCAGCGGACTATTGACAGCTTGCTAAAGGCGTTGCAGCTTAAGGCAGCAGCGACGGCGGCGGGCGCATAAGAAAGGGGTATTGATATGGCGAAGGACTACGCGAGGCCGTTCTACGATAGCAAGGAATGGCGCAAAACAAGAGAGGCTTATTTACATAGCCGAAATTATATTTGCGAGCGTTGCGGCGGGGCGGCTTCCGTAGTCCACCATATCAACTACATAAAGCCGTGGAATGTGAACGATCCGGATATAACGCTTAATTGGGACAACCTTAAAGCGGTTTGCGAAAAATGCCATGCGGAAGAACATTCGCAGGATTTGAAAGCGAGAGGGAGCGCGGCACGCTTAAACGGGATTGCCTTTGATGAAGAAGGCAACGTAATAAAGCAAGCAAACGCGCTGCTTATATGCGGAAGTCCGGCGAGCGGAAAAACAACATATGTTGCACAGCACAAAGGCCGTAACGATCTTGTGATTGATCTTGATTACCTATGTGCGGCGCTGACGGGTGAAACGGGCAATGTGCATTTAGATCATAGGCCGATACTGTCCGTTGCGCTGGAGGTACGCGAATTGTTGTATCAGATCGTACAGGCGCGGCGCGGCAAATGGGAACGCGCCTTCATCATAACGACGATCGCAGACGCGCGGGAAATGAAAGCGGTTGCCGATGAATTGCGCGCCGATGTTGTGTTGATGGATACGCCGCTTGAAGAGTGTATCCGGCGCATTCAAGGCGATCCGAGCAGAGCGCATAACAGGACGATAAACGAAAAGTTAGCGGCAGAATGGTTTGAAAAATATAATGCTTCCCTTTGTGGCGGCGCAATCCCCCCTACTCCAATTTTGTAAGGGGAGGGAACGCACCATCGGCGGGGAACCTTTCCTTTCCTCTCCATGACGCGCGTATGAGGGGAGGGGTAAGAGGCGCAAGGCGGGTAGAAATGGGGTGTTTTGCCTTGACAATGAAATACGATAAAGAAAGATTGAAGGACGTGCGGAAACTTAAAAAGATATTGAAACTTGTTCCGCAGGATCGCAAAGACGTTGCGGAAAAGCTCATAGTGGAAATATCTTTCATGGCGGAAACGCTCGCAGACCTTCGCGCGCACATACAGGAAAAAGGCACGGTTGACCATTTCAAGCAAGGCAAACAGGAATTTTTACGCGAAAGCCCCGCGCTGAAAGCCTACAATACAACGATCCAGCGTTACAGTTTGCTATATCGGCAGCTTACAGACCTTTTACCGCCTCCGGAAGTGAACGACAAAAAGAAAAACGAAGTGCTTGACTTCATCACAAAGCAGGGATAAGGCGTGAATTATATTCTTGAATATTGGAGGGCGATTGAAAGCGGTAAAAGTGTCGTATCGAGGCGGGTAAAGAAAGTATATCAAGAGTTGGTGCAGCGGATCGAGCAGCCGGAAGCGGGCGCGCGTTACGTTTTCGACGAAAAGCGGGCGTTGCGTCCCGTGGAGTTTATAGAGCGGTTTTGTAAGCATTCAAAAGGCGAATGGGCGGGAAAGCCCGTTGCGCTTGAATTATTCCAAAAGGCTTTCATATCCGCGCTTTTTGGATTTATTGACAGAGAAACGGGCTTGCGGCAGTACCGCGAAGCAATGTTCTATGTTGCGCGAAAGAACGGAAAAAGTACAATGCTTGCGGGCGACGGTAATACAGATTTATTCGTTGGCGTTGGCGGTTCGGAAATATGTTGCGCAAGTAACGACGACCGACAAGCCAAATATATATGGCGTGAAATTGCGGGTATGCGGTCGCGCCTTGACCCCAAAAAAGCAATTACAAGCCAAAACTTGGTTGAATTGCGAAACGAGTATAAAAACATTATTGTTTCGCGTATGTCAAGCAAGACACAAAACAAGGACGGCGGCAACTATACTAAAACATATCTTGACGAAGCGCACGACATAGATGAAGAAAACGGCAACAGCGAAATTGCCGAAGCGTGTTGGCGTGGTATGTCAACAAAAGACGACCCGTTATTTATTACGTGTACAACGCAAGGTTTTTCCCGTGACGGTTGTTAT